TATATACAGGTCAAATAAGATGACACAAGGATTACTTAAAACAAGTCCACTCGAAGCCATGGCTAGACGAAAGGTCGAGCAAAAAGGTCCCTCAAGTGTAATGACTTTTCCCAAGAATTTAGGCGCTCATGGAACATTAATGAGATTCTTTGAGTATACTTACGGTGGCAGTAAGGGATCTGAAGAAAAACGCCTTGCAGAGATAATGTTACCTCTACCTAGACAGATTCAAGACAACTTTAAAATAAATGTTGGTGGTAATGAGTTAGGTATTATAGGAACAAGTGCCGCACAGATAGCTGGTGATCCAAGTTCTGTTGAAGCTGTAGCGGGTAAGTTGGGCGAGCAGTCAGTGAAAGCAGTTAAATCTCTTGGTACAGCATTAGGTGGTGCCGCAGGGGGTGACTTTTCCGGTATTAAAGATGCTCTTGCTGGTGCTACTGATACCGCTCAGTTTTTAACAAGAGCAGGACTAGGATCAGTAAGCCCTGATATCTCAAATGGTATCGGAGTTGGTCGTGGTACAGCAATAAACCCATTCGCAACTCTCGTATTTAGTGGTGTTGATCTAAAAGTACACTCACTAGAGTGGTTATTATCACCAGAAAGTGAAGAAGAGTCAAGACAATTAAAGACTATTATTCGTACTCTGCAACGAATGGTACTACCCAAGACTGGATCTCCATTAGGAGATAATGCAGAAACTGGTGCTCAAGTGCTAGATCGTGGTATATTAAGATATCCAGCGATGTGTAATGTTTATTTAATGGGTGTAGACCAGTCATATTATTTAAGATTTAAGACCTCAATGATCTCACAATTGAGTGTAGATTATACACCAAATGGAATTGCAATTCAAAAAGGTGGTAAACCTTCTGCGATACGAATTACAATGACATTAAATGAGGCATTTATTCATACTGCTGACGATAATGCACCATCTGATCTATTAGAAGAAGCTATCAGCGAAAAATTAGACTCTGCTATAACAAGCAATCTTCAGTCTGATGGAGAATCACCTGCATATGATGCGTCTATAGTGAATACTCCTACTGGTGTTCAACCTATTGATAGTCCTAATCCTTCATCTGATGAGGTTACTATCACAAAAACATTAGCAAGTGGTGCTATTGAAACGAGAGTGGCGACAATAGCTGAATTAAAAGCCCAAGGATTTACTGATACTCAGATTTCTACTGGTGTTTCAGGTATTGAAGGCGTAACATTTACCCAGGGTGGAGCATAATATGTATTTCTCAAAGTTTCCTACAACTACATTTAAGGGTAAAACAGTCCTTGATATCACTCGTAAGGCTCAACTCGATACTTTAGTCAAGGCTTCTGCGCTTGCATATATGAATTATACAGTCGAGGAGGGTGAGAAGCCCGAAGATGTAGCATTTTATTACTACGACTCAGTTGACTATGCATGGCTGGTACTATCATCAAACAATATTGTTGATCCATATACACAATGGCCTAAGTCAGAAAAAGATTTAGATGCATATATTAAAGTACATTATGCTACTCAAGCAGGTACAACAGGTGATGCAGTTCTTGAGTGGACAAAAAATAGTACCATCGGTGCAAATATTATACACTATCAGTCGCATTCCGATCCTAATATTACTTTAAATCGTGCCTCATACCTTAATTCCTCAACAACAGAGAAAGCAGAATACTACCCAGTCCGTGTATATGACTATGAATTCGCACTCAACGAGAGCCGCCGCCAGATAGTTCTCGTGAATAAAGCCTTATTGCCGACAATTACTGATCAATTAGAAAGAGTATTGCATGACTAAACAAGCCCAAGCGGGATTCCACAAACTCGTATCGGTAAAGGTACGACCTTTATTTGCAGGTGTCGAGAGTGCCAGTCAAAAGAATCTGCGGGACTATATAGACATCACAAAGGTAGTGGTAAATTGGACATTTCAAGAGAGTATTGACAGTCCCTATATCTCAGGCAGGCTAACAGTTAATGAAAGCAACAATCTATTAGAAGATGTTCCCCTTCGAGGCGAAGAATCATTACAAATTACATGGTCAGACTTCTACGGAGATACTAAAACCTATGACTTTATCATATATGGAGTAGATAACATAGGACCAGAGAACAGTGTCAACGACAGAATGATGAAATATACACTAGACTTTACTACTGTAGATAAGCTATCCTCTGATAGAAAAGAGATTAAAAGATCATTTGGTAAACAAAAGATCAGCGATATGGTCAATATAATCTTTAATGAGTATTATTCTGATAGTAACAAAGACATAGAGATAGAAGAAACAGATGGAGAACAAACTTTAGTCATACCTAATCTAAGGCCAGATGCCGCAATGCAATTTTTATCTAGAAGAGCATATAGTGGTAGTAATAAGAGTTCCTTATATAGATTCTTTGAGACAAGAGAGAAGTATTATTTCTGTACGAGCGAGTACCTGACCGATAAATACAGCGGTTTTGAGGGGATATCTAATGAAGAAAGGAATCGCTTATTTTTTAATTACCGTGTGTTAGATGACAACACAGGCACAGGCCAGCTGAAAGCGCAACAGAGCATAAACAATGTCCGATATGGCAAGAAGGCAGACTCATTCGCTGAAATGAAAGGTGGTGCCTATAGGCGTAATGTTACCGAACTTGATATACTGAACAGGACCCGTATCTCACGCCAGTATGATTACACAAGCGAGTTCAAGGACTACAAGGCACCAGAGGACCTAAAGCTAACACACTCTCAAGAGTTCATAGATTCCTATATGCCTTCTGCATTGGCACCTTCTACTACACTGATCACAGACTTTCCGCAGATAGGCCAGAATAAAGGTGATCTAGATAAGCCTTATCAGCACTTCTACGAGAACTATACAACGAAGCCTGCTGTGGACTATCATATGAATCTGAATGCCTTTACTATAGAGATCAATGGCCGTATTGGACTATACCCTGGCATGGTGATTAACCTTGACCTATATAAGTTTAGTAATACTGTAGCAGGTACTAGAGAGACTGATACTCAGAGAAGTGGTAAGTATCTTGTGATGAACATTGACCATAGGTTTACTGGTGATGAGTATAAGCAATCCGTATTGATTACAAAGGGTGGCTTATCATGAGTATTGATATGGTTGCCATTTTGCTATTAATATCAATCACTTACACACTGTATTTGAAATATAAGGATGAAGATTAATGAGTGGATTTAGTAATATGCTCCATTTTGTAGGAGTTGTTGAAGCAAACAATGACCTTACGAACAATGGTAGAGTGAAAGTAAGAGCGTTTGGTATTCATCCTCCTCGAAATAGTGAGAGCGATACTGATAGTGTTCCTACTGACCACCTACCATGGGCTTCAGTATTAGATGGATCATATGGTGTATCGCCTGTTATTCCTTCTGTTGGTGACTGGGTATTTGGTTTCTTTATAGATGGTACAGAAGCGCAACAGCCTATGATTATGGGTAGATTGCCTGGTCAACATCTACAGATGCCTGCGGGTAGTGGTGAGCCAGGAGAAGATGGCTATCTACCGCCTGAAGTCGTGAATCAATTTGGTAAGCCTGATCTACATCGATATCAAGGTGGTGAAGGAGCTAGCCAAGGACAAACATTAGCACAGCGAGTCTTTGCTAACACTAATATTCCTCAAGCAGATGGTGATTCGTTTGATGAGCCACCTATCATGATGCCTGGTAATAACTATAAGAATAGAGTGATAAAGTCTTCTGATGGAGATAACTTTATTGTACTAGGATCTGGTGAAGATGGTGAAGCAAGCGATTATTTTCTTATCTCCCACTCCTCTGGCTCCGTATTCCAGATTGATGCGAATGGTACTATCTTTGTTAAGTCATTTGCTGACAAGTATAACACAACTCAGGGTGTAGAGTCAAGCTATGTTAGAGGTTCTTCTCATAGTACAATAGACGAAGACTATACTCTGAAAGTAGGCAAGTCTGGTAAAATCAGTGTGAATGGCCGATTGGATATAGAGTGTACAGACTTTAATGTTCGTGCCGCAAGGAATATAAACCTAGATGCGGGGGTGAAAGTGAATGTATCTGGTGCTGGTATTGGACTCTTTGCTACAGCAGATGACATTAACATGGTTGCGAATACTAATCTCAAAGCGTTAACAACGCTAGGTGGTATGTACTTCAAGTGTCTAATGCCAGGTAATGTAGCAGGAAATGGGGGTGACTTCCATGTAGACTCGTATAAGATGAATCTCAACAGTTTAGCATACACGAAGATACACACAACAGGTATACCAGCGGTCAGTTCTCAACTACTACCAATACCTGATGTTGGCCATAATGGTATTGACATCCACAGTAAAACCTCACTACGAATAGACTCCATAGCTACGATGAATCTAAACACTCTAGGATCGCTTGGTATTAACGGTACGAGTGCTGTAGGTATTGCTGGTGGTACAATCAATGCGAGTGCAAGTACTACATTAGGATTAGGTGCTAACGGAATTGTGTCACTTGATTCAGTAATACCTACAGCTTCTGTTCTGATTGGTAATGGTACTGCAGGAGCAACAGGAGCAGCCTCGGCTGGTGCAATTACTGCTTCGTTAGCACCACAGTTACTACAAAAAGGTACTCAGACGATACCTGATATCAGTGTAACAGAGATAGCGAAGGTTGTCAAGCCTCAAGAGATTACTAATGTTGCTACTTCTCCACTTCCTGCGAAGACAAAGAGATGGTGGCAGGCTCTTAGTGGCTTTATGAGATCAGATGATGAGTAATAAATACAACGGGAGTGGAATAAATCCTTTACTTGCAACTACTAGTATAACACAATTGGCCTATTTGTCAACAAAAAGAGTGAAATAAATGTCGATAGAATGTAGTAATACAACACCGTTATCATCTCAGAATACTGTAACGACTGCTGGCGTTGGTCCTATTGACTTCTCTGCTCTGCTTGTACGAGATCCTATTGACCAATTAGATCGTGAGACGGTTGTAAGTATAACAAATAGTCTTAATAGTATACTAGAATCAGTAGACTTGAGCGACACTCCTACTCTTAAAGCAAGATTTGACCAGTTTCCTCTTACGGTCACAGAGATAGCTGACTATATTCTTACAAATAACATCGATACAGTAGACATATTGAACAGTATTGCCGTATATGATGCACAGTCACTCTCAAACACAGTACTAACTAATACAGTAAGCGATCTAGACTTCTTTTATGAAGAGAACCTAGGTAAGTCTATCAGTGAAGGTTTATGTGGCAAGTTCGGTAATAGTCTAATGGAATTACTTGCTGCCTTTACTATGATAGACTCTGCTATAACTAAGTTGAATGGCCTCAAGCTAGGGGATCTAGATCCCAAGAAGTTAGCTATATCAAAGCTACAGATGCTCACTCTTGAGGAGATTAAAGATAAGTTAATAAAGACTATCACAGATGTAGTAGATAGAATAACAAAGAAGATCGATGACGCAATAAAAAAGGCCATTGAAGACATTACAACTACTATAGGTAATGCTGGTGATAAGATACTCACTCAACTCACTAAGATGAAGGATGAGATTCAAGACTTCTTCTCTGAAGAGAACATGAAGCGTATTAAGGATGACCTAACAGCATTCATTAGTGAGATGATTGGCAACTTTGAAAGACCTACACTAGCTAATGTTCAGTTAATCATGTATCAACTATGTAACCTTACAGAGACTATCACAGCTATTCTATTTGCTCCTGCTGATGAGATAGCAGAAGTGGCCAAGGTAGTAGCGCAAGAGAAGAAAGTACTTGACACAGTAGATAAAGTAGAACAACAGAAAGCAGAGAAAGCTGGTGCTACTCGTGTCGAGAAAGAAGTTGCTCAAGAAATAAAAGAAGAAGTTACAAGTAAAATCAATGATCTTGCGAATGATAATAACCCGAATAGATATGTTGTACGAGTGCCTGATGAGACTAAAGCAAGAAGCGGATTCTTTAAGAACGAAGTAAGATATCGTCAGCCTGGTGAACTAGGCTATGTTGATCCTAGTACAGGCGATCTTGCTATACCTACGAATGTAGACTATGTAACCTCACCACATATTACTCCTGATGAGACTAAATCGATTAATGCTATGAGTAGCGAAGGTATAGGACCAGGGCCATTGATTACATTCTCGACTAAAGTTGTTGATGGTAAACAGTGGCAAGGTATTGCTAATCCTGTACTAGCTAAGTTACTTAGAATCTCACACATCACAGGTAATAAATATACTTTACGCCAGGGACAAGTACAGACTTCGAGTAGAGTTCAAGCAAGAACAGCAGGTAAGATAAGAAAGCAGGGTAGTGATGGCTATCATCATAAGTATTCTGGCTTTGCTGTACAGTTAGATATCACTGAAGCGAATAGAGATGAGACTATCATTGCGGCCAGTAGAGCAGGCTTTACTGGTATAGGTGTGACAAAGAACTATCTCTTGCTTCATGTAGGTAATAGAGAAGGCTTTGTAGCTACCAACGATGATCCAAGATTTGCTTCAATACACCAGATTGCTGAGGCTGCGGATATCATACAATACGAAGCTATGATGAACACACATAGAAAGGATGGCTATAGAAAGAGAATGGAACCTGCAGAAGAGTTTCGCTTCTTTGATAAGTCTACCTTTAAAGCAGAAGAAGAGGCTGACGGTACATTTAGCTTCACAGATAATAATAGCATACTAGGTGTTAGTACTCAAGAAGAAGAGCCATTTAGTCTGTTAAGGCCTACAGATTAGTATAAATACACTATAAAAGGTAAAAGAAATGTCATTAACGCCACGCACAAGATCACAAGAGTTCTTCTCTGATTTCACAAGGAATCTAGAGACAGTACCTGGTAGGACCGATGTATCTCGTGTGATCAATGAGAATGCAGTAAAAGAAAGCATTAAGAATCTAGTGTTGACTGATCGTGGTGAAAGACTCATGCAACCTAATATAGGGTGTGATATACGAGGTTCTTTATTCGAGAACATTGACGCTAACACCATACTGATACTAGAACAGAACATAAAGACTACACTACGAACATATGAACCACGCTGTGTAGTACAAGGTGTAGAGATACAAGCGAACACAGACACAAACGACTTGAGAGTAAGGATTGTATTCTCTGTAATAAATACTACAACACTCTCATCAGTTACAATCGATCTTAATAGGGTAAGATAACATGGCAGACTTGTCACCAATTACAAATCTAGACTTTAATGAAACTAAGGAAGCACTCAAGACCTTTCTAAAGAATCAAGATAAGTTTAAAGACTATGACTACGAAGGATCTAACATGAATGTATTGTTAGATGTTCTATCGTATAACTCATACTATAATAACTATTACTATAACATGGCCATCTCAGAGATGTTTCTTGATAGTGCTAGTCAGCGTAATAGTGTGATCTCTCATGCCAAGGAACTTAACTATCTGCCAACATCTTCACGAAGTTCTAGTACTAAAGTATCTCTTCGTGTCATAGCACCTAATCTAAACAGTAACTACTTTACTATACCTACGCACACTGCCTTTATTGGTCGCTGTGGTAATAAGACATATAACTTCATTACTGACAAAGCATACACAGCATCTCGTAGTACAACTAATGCTACTGTATATGAAGTAAGCAGTGTTGATGTATTCGAAGGTCGTATGATTAAAGAGACTCTCTCTAGTACTGACACACTACTATCAAATGCTACCATCGATACAAGAAGTCTTGTGTTAAAAGTAAATGGTGAGACATACACTTATAGAAGCGATATCTTTGGTGTGGGTGCTACAGATAAAGTATTCTACCTACAACCCGAGAATGATAGTAAGTACTCTGTACAATTTGGACAGAATAAGTTTGGTGTACAACCTACTGTTACTGATTCCATTGTAGCGACCTATAGAGTAACTGCAGGTCCTCTTGCGAATGGTGTAGGCTCTTTGACTCTTGGTAACTTTGGCGGCTCTTCATCGATCACAGTGACTCTCACGAATACTACAAATGGCGGCTCTCTGGCGGAAGATATTGAGTCGATTAGGACTTTTGCTCCAAAGGCTTTGCAGGTCCAAGAAAGAGCAGTCACGAAACGAGACTATGAGACTCTGCTTCGTGCTAGATTCCCGAACATTCAAGCGATATCTGTATATGGTGGTGATGAAGTTTCACCCCCACAATTTGGTAAAGTCATTATCTCAGTTGATGTGACTGGTGGTGAAGGTGCGGCTGATTACGAGATTGCAAACTTTAGAGGCTATCTACGAGATAAGACTCCGCTTACGATTGAGCCTGTGTTTGTTGTTGCGAAGTTCATGTATGTGAATCAAGTTGTTAAGGTTGTCTATGATACTAACTTAACGAATAAGAGTGCGGCACAGATTCAGAGCGAAGTAAATGCTGGTATCATTGCCTATAATAGTAACAATCTAAATGACTTTAATAAGACATTGCGACAGTCACGCCTAGCGGCTTATCTAGATGATCTTGATGTATCGATCATATCAACTGATATCGTAAGTAAGCCTATCATCGAATATGTTCCTGCTTTGAACTTTTCGAGTAGTCCATCGTTCTCGTTTGAAACTGCATTAGTACAGCCATATCCATTTGATGCTTCACTTGGCTTTAATACATTTAAGCCTGCTGTAGAGTCTACTAAGTTTACTGTTGATGGTACATTAGTATCAGCACAAGACGATGGTAATGGCAACATCATGCTAGTGACTGCTGAAGTAGATACTGAGTCAGTGTTTAAGTCTTCAGTAGGTACTATCAATTATAGCACAGGTGCTGTTAAGTTGTCAAATCTTACAATTAGTTCATTCCAGAACAAAGCAATTAAGTTTACTGCTAACACAGTAGATAAAGATATTAAGCCACCGAAAGATCGTATACTTGTGATTCGTGGCGAAGATGTATTTGTAACTGCTAAAACACTAGAGACATAATAAATGGCCTTAGATATAAGAGATGCTGTCTACTCAGGAATAAGCAATCAATTTCCTTCGATCTATCAAGAAGATGGTGATTTTCTTGTATCGTTTGTAGAGGCCTATTATAAACACCTTGATGAGAAGATGGATCGTAATATTCCCAAGCTTCGTGATATCGACACTACTCTATCTACATTCCTCATTTACTATAAGAAGAAGTATCTTGCTGATCTACCTATTGATACAGCACTTGACACAAGATACATCATTAAGCATATTCAAGATATGTACCGAAGAAAGGGTACTCAAGAAAGTCTTGAACTAATGTTCCGTATGTTCTTTGATGAAGACATCGAAGTATTCTATCCTAGTACTGCTGTATTAAGACCCTCGGATTCTATCTGGGGCGGTGATGCTTATCTAGAGATGGTACCAGTATTTACTGTAGATAATTATCCAGTTCAAAAGGGACAGAGATTACGAGGTGATGTTTCTCTTGCTACAGCATTTGTTGATGAAGTAATCTTTGTTAACTTTGGCGGAGCCTTAGTACCTGTTGTCTATCTATCGAACATAGCAGGTCAATTTGTGAACTCTGATGGTATACAGATCGTTACAACAGCAGATGACGGATCTGAAACAGTTAATAATGTCGGTAGACTCATTTCTGGTTCTATTAGTTCAGTGTCTATAGATACACAAACTTCAATCAGATTGCCCGATCAGGTAGTTGGTGATAAAGTAAAAATCGTATCAAGCGGTGCTGGTGTAGAAGCAGAAGGAAGAGTCACGAAGATTAGTGATACTCCTACTGGTGTTATAGACTTTACTATAGTCGATGGCGGCTTTGGTTATGTTGATCCTAGTTCTGCGACACTTACTGCAAAGAACGAGATAGGAATAAGTAACCAAGTAATGGTTCTAAGTTCTACTACACCAGTTGATATAGAGCGTGGTGATCTAATCATAGCAGACGGCACTAGACTCTCTTACACAGGATCTTCTACGGGAACTAAGTATTCTATCACAGGTTCTGCAAAAGTTATACAATACGAACACCCCCTTTTGTTCCTTTATAGCGATGATTATGCTACTGTTAAGACTTACTTAAATAAGACAGCAGTCCCTGTAGCAGGCACTATAACAGGCACTGCCACTAATGCTTACTTAGAGACTATGAGAAATGTTGCACACAAAGCATTGTTCAACGCTCAAAGTGTGTTGGCTCCTCAATATTTAGGCTCAGAATATACTGCGCTATATAAAGCTTTACAGTTACCCAATCAGGCATTTCCTACTGACTCAGGCGCAGGTGCAGTATCATCAAGAAGTCTGGGCTTTTTTGTTTCTGATGATATGAACAACACTAATCCATCAATTACTTCCATCGCCACAGTAGGTGTGCAGAGTAGACAAATTATGCAAGAGTACATCAATGTATTGAATTTGTCTAACAATCTTCCAGTATTTAATCCCGATATATATGATCAGTCATCATCAGTATTAATTGGTCAGTGGAAATTTTATCTTGAGTCATTATTTCTTGGACTAAGCAAAGCAGATATATTCCCTCAGATGTTAATTGGCGGAACTAAAGTGGGTGGTCCAACAACACAGCAGAACATTGTTAATAACCAGTACTACATGATATGGGATAACGGTCATGGGACAGGTGATTGGTCGACTTACGGAGCTTCTACGGCAGCAGGTGTGGAAGGAGAAATATTCCAAGCGAATCAAGACTTCGACTTCAGCACCTTGTCAAATACTACCCATTTTCATGTTGTCGCTCAAGGCAATTTATCCAATGCTGTAATGCAGAACTATCATCTTAACAGGCTTAGGTTTGATGCAAACACTATCGACAGTGCTAGTTCAACGCCTCGAGTCTCTGATAAGTCTGGGTCAGTAGTTTCAACTCCCTCAGTACTTGCGCCATCATTCTCCTTTAAAAGATATAGAGGCGACTTGGCTAGATATGACTCTAGTGTGACCGATATAAGCAAACAAGTCTTTCTTGATAATATTGGATTGCAGTCATTCGGAATATCAAATAGAACTGGAGATTTTGAAATAGGATCTATTTCAAATGTAGAGACAGTAACTCTTATTCCAGACTTGATCGGAGACTTCGCATTAACACCTCTAGATGTGCCTTCTGGACAACCTGGTGGCGCTGTGGGTACTGCTAATGATGATTACGGAATGTCTGGACCAGGCAATGAGAATCTCGGTACCACATTAGGCAATGCTTTTAATCCTATTACCCTCAAGATAGGATCTATATCAGAGTTGAATATTTTGAACAGCGGTGTCGATTACCAGAATGATGTGGGAATCTCTATTGAGAATACTAACATATCAAAGTTCAACAAAAAAGATGTAGTATTAAACTTTGATACAGTCGATTTTGATATTTCTGCAGGAGATACTATAACTCAGAATATTAAAGTAGCTGATCTACAGATAAACCAAACAGGCAATAGATTGCATGATGATCCCGAAACAGACGGGTCTATACTTCTTGAAAGCTTGGGAACAACATCTACTGGATCTAACTATGAAAATAGTGACTGTACCTTTGAGTTCACTACAGGTGATACAAAAGAGTATCAAGTTAAAGCCAAGTTTCTTAAAAGAGACGGGAACGACTTCTACTTTAGACCTATATCATTTTATGGTTTTGAAGGCAACAGAAGTTTAGCTACTATGCAACCAAATCAAGAGTATCAGATCGTATCTTTGGGTAACACAAATAATTCGGACTGGGTAGCTGTGGGAGCTTCTTCTGCGCCAAAGGTTGGAGAAATATTCACATCAACTACTACATCAGCAATCAGTGCCGCTATAGGCTCTGGCGATAAGGGTACTGTCATTGTTCCTGTTAAGGTAGGCGGATTTAAGAAGAGAATTACGAATATAAGCGAAGATCCCAACTCTTTACCTATGGGAGCAAATGCGGACATAAAAGGTAAGGCAATGTTTCAGTCAGGACAAATAGAAGAAGTGGCTGTAACTAAAACTGGATACAGATATTCAGATCGTGAAACAGTTAGTCTGGTTAATAATGAGCCCACTTCAACTAACTACAATAAAAATGTTGCGACAGCTACACTAAGATCATTAGGTCAAGGTAAGACTGGCGGTAAGTGGAGTTCTAAAACATCTTTCTTGAGTGAGTCCTCTAAGAACTTACATGACAATGATTACTATCAAGAATATTCATAT